TCTACAGAAACTATCAAATTTACTGGGAATACTTGAAACACTCCACTGTTATTTTGTATGGCCGCAAAAACAGTATCAGTAATTTTATCAAATGTAAAAGGTTGTTTTTTAATTACTGATCCAGCAATTATCTCAGAGCTAAAACTTCTATCCAAAATCATAGAAGTATCTGAATTTATATATTGAACAAAAGCGCCTTGAGTAGAAGAGAAGTATACCAAATCTCCTATTTTAAACTCGGACACAAAATTAGTCCCAACTCCACTAACTGTTGTAGAGTTTGCAGGCACACTTACAGTTCCTGTCTTAGTTACAAAGCTACCTTCCCCAGAAACACTCCCATTTCCTGCGTCATAGAAATAACTAATTCCTAAAGGATTTGTCTCTATTTGAGTATCATTAAATTTAATTAACTTTAAAGGATCATTGCTATCGCTTGCATCGAAAAAGATGTAATGCCTTTTTATTTGTGCTTCTGTCTCTTCCATAACAGAATAGTCTAAAGAAGCAACCCCGCTACAGTCTTGTGAATATCTAGTTGCAGCTCCTCCAGTAAAAATATACTCTCTAGAAGGTTGTGCTACTGGCAAGAATTTATAAGTGGACGTATTTTCTAAGCTAAAAGTGCCGACACTATCAATAAATATAGGAGTGCTTATTGTACCACCTAGTGCAATTCCATAGCCCCTAGGAACCACTGGGGGCTCCTGTATCTCTTCTACTGTGAACTTCGTTTTAACTAGTTCCGATCTATTACCATAAATATTAATCGTAGCTATTCCTACTTCGTAAGTTCCTAGTGGAAGTACTTCGGGGCCTATTGATGTCAGCTCTGAACTTATTACTAAAGGATTGGTCGCACTAGATAAGTTATGGTATACTTCATAATACTTGATAAACTCATAGCTACTATTGTCTGAATTTCTAGGAGACTCCCAAGATAAACTAATTTTATTCTTTAATTCTCCTGATTTTGTAACAATCAAATTAGTTGGAGGAGGAACTACTGGAGACGCACTTAAAAGAGTATCTACATACGGATATGAGAAATCTTTTTCAATATCATCAAATTTTTCATTATAGTGTTCTACCGCTGAAATATTGTAAGTTAACTCATCACTTTTTTGGATACTAAGAATTTTATAAAGTTTTTTAGACCCTTGTACAAGTTGGCCTGAAGAAGCTGTCTCTTTTAATGCCCAAACAGTTTCTGCATTTGGAGCTACAGAAAATGCGTTGGCAGCGGCAACGGTTAGAACGCTAGTAGTTTGATTTGACTCTTGTACTTCTTGAGTTTCTACACGAGTGTAGGGGGACCAGGAAGCTACTACAGGATTACCAGAGTCATCTAGTAAATTTGCCGCTTCTTGTTCTGTGTAAGAGCCTACTATTAGCTCCCCTTTAGAGTACAAAGTACCCCCTATAGTAGCAGTATCTTGAGCCAAAAACGCACCCGGTTCTTCTATCAATATGCTTAATTCATAAGTATTGCTGCTTAAAGTAACTTCCCTATCCAGAGGTATTTCGGACGACGTTAATACTCCAGTAGAAGATACTCTACCAGAATAATTAGTGTTATATCGATCTGCATCTTGTATATTTATTATGTCCCCAGGGGCTAAAAAAGATGCATTTATTGAGGTGTTAAAACTTGCTACTTCTTTTTGATTAATCGCTGTCCATAATTTCCACCTACCATATCTGGTGGCTTGACCTAAAGAAGTGGTTCCAAAGGCTACGGCCTCAGAAGAGATTATCTTTCCTGTTTTTACAATGTTTTGACGATCTTCTACTATTAGAGGCTCTAAAACATAGTCGTTTTCAGGATTGTTCCAAGTTACTACTATTTGATTAGTTCTTACTTTTTCTGAGGTACCTTGGTAAGAAAATTCTCCATTTATAACATTACCTTTTGCAAAGGTATAGACAGGATCTTTTGCCTGATCTATAACAGGAGTTATACTGCCCTCAGACCAATAAAGCATTGCTCTAAATATTGTAGCAAAGTCTTTTAATATTTTATAAGCATCAGTAGTTTTAGAAACATATACATTAGAAGTAAATCTAGGCTCAAATCCTCCTTTTCCGTCTGGAACTAATTCATCACAATATCTTGCTATTCTGTATAATACATACTTATCTATATCACTAGTATCTAACCAGCTTCCTAGACCGTATCTTTCATTAGTAATTAAATCCAGAAATACCCAAGCAGGATTATTAGAGTATACAAGATTTGGTCTAAAATTGCCGTCCCAATCCTGATAAGAAGATTCTATGGCACCCGTAGAGACATTCCTATTATAAGAAGCTATTCCATCTAAGGATTCATCCCTTGTAACATAATTGGAAGGAACTGCTATTAGTTTACCTTTACAAAGATATGATCTTACAGGAGTATCCGGAAAATTCTTAGAGCTTACTCTAACTTGAGCATAAGAAGTCCATGGGTAGCTAAACTGTTCTCTAATTATACAAGTAGAGTTTTGTAGCGTAGATAGAAGTTGCGCATTGTACCCCGCTTTGTCGTACCCTTTATCTGCCCGAACCGATCTATCGTCTTTGGTTACTTTAGTTATCTTTAAACGAAAATTCTTAAAAGGCTTGTACTTTTCAAGGCTAAAAATTTCCGTAGTAAAAGTAAGAGCTCGTTGGTTTCCTTTATGTATAATATATCCGTCACCATCAACCATATTGATCGGGCTTTCAAAACCGTTTCCTCTATCAAGCTCTATCTGTGCTAAGTATGCTTGTACTCCTGCACTTAATTCTCCTGTATCCTCTTTAACAACAACTAGACTTGGGTATGTGAAACCTAATCGGATCTCATTAACTTGAGGGGCGATCGCATTCGATAAACCAAGAGAGGCCGCAGTCTTAATTATAGTAGTACCCAGCTCTCTATTAGGCCATGTTGTAGAAAAGTGATTATTATCTACATTGAAAGGCTCATTGATAGTAGTAGTTATAGAAGTTGATCCAGAACCTCCGTAAGGGTCATCTATAGGTTCTTGTATAGGTAGCCCCGTTCTAAATTGATATGTAAATTGAGCATACTTACTAGTTTCATCTATAAAAGTAGTGGTGGCTAAATCTTGAACAAAATTTAGAGAACCTATATTGCACTTATATATGCCATTTAAAGTAGTTGTACTCTCAAGCTGTACCCTAGAGTTATTAGAATCTATATTTTGTATATTACTAATTGCAAGGCTATAATCAATTATTACTTTATAAGCTGTAGAGGCATCGGAAGTGTCTACAAATTTAGGGCTGAGGTTTATAGCAATAGGAGTTGCAATAGCTACAGTATCAGAAACAACACTTGTAATATATCCTTCAAAGTAAAGAAGCCCCTCTCTTTCTAATCTAACTATAGGCTGATTTGGGCCTCTTTGAATAGACCCATTTGGACTCACTACACTGTCTTTTAGATATTCCCCAGAAAAAAATGAGGTAGGAACTGTTATTTGTATTTCATCAAATTCTGTAGTATCTGTTTTTACTGCAGAACCTGACTGAATAAAATCAAATTCTACTACTCTTAGATACCTACTGTCTTGTGCTCCCAAACTACGGCTAGGAATTACTAAAGTGCCTGGATGGTCTACAGTAACCTGAGAAGTACCATTAAATGTAAAAGTAGCACTGGTTTGAGCCAAAGGTAATTTAGCGTAGCTGGCGTCTACCGCAGTATCTTGGTTCAAATAAATGGAGCTAGCACCTCTTTCCAGCCCAAAGATAGGACCTTCGCAAATAATATCCGTTATAGCTAATACTTGCTCTTTAGAGGTTACGGTAGCTGCAAGATCAGTTACTACTTTTGAATCTTTTAAATTTGTTATAGTTGGCATTTTAGTTTCCTTAACCTATTCTTTTACCGTCCAGAATATCTAGATCCCACCCTGTTGTAATATCTACTTTTGTTCCTTCCTTATTCACCGAGTAGTCTCCGGAAGCGTCTACCATATTACCATTACTATCTGTAATATTAGGAGCATTAGTCGAAGTTGAATATACAGCTATAGATATTGGTTGTCCCGGAACCCTTAATTTACCATATAGTATAGGAACAGGGTCTCCCTCTATTACAAGAGAAGCATCCCCATTATATAAATATGCTTCTTTTTCTTCATCATCTTCTGAAGGGTCAGGAGCTAAGAGCTGCTGTATTCCTGCCAATGCCAGATTAGTACCTATTCCTGTTAAAGTACTTCCTAATAGTTTCATACCCGGTCCGGCGGTTGCGGCATTTCCTGTTGCAACACCAGCAACTATTAGTACGGCTGCTAATAATATTTTACCTATTCCTTTATTTGCAGAACCAGCAGGTATAATTGTTAAATTAACATCCCCTGAAGATATAGGGAGCTTTAAGTCTTTTTCTTTAATAGATACTCCGGCAGTTCTTATATCTATGCCAACACCTTGCTGATAAGACTCTAGTAGAAATTTCTTGAATCCTGGACGATTACAGTCTATACAATTTATAATATCTGCATATTTTGTTGCATTCATATAAAAGCTTTCGCCAAATTTATCTTTAAGAATTCCGTGTAAATATACTGTACGATGCATAGTTTTCTCTATTCTGGCTCTAATATGTGCATTTCCATGCTTGGGTAAGAAAAAATGTAGTACGGAATTTGTACCGCATTACACTGAATTATATCGTATTCACTAGGATTACAACTAATATTTACATGACTATGAACAATTCCGACTATTTCTTTAGTGTAGTAAATATTTAAATATTCCCCTGTATCCATTACAAAGTCTTGTGCGTCTTTTGCTATATTAGTTATAGGAAAGTACTTTATTGTACCAGAGCTATTAACTATTACTCCACAAGCCTCTCTAGGCGCACTGTTCTTAAAATGGTTTTCTATGTCTTTTATAGGTAGCTCTAATATCATCTGAACTTTTCGCTTCCGGGAAATGCTCCGAAAGGTAAAACTTTAGAAGTATTTTTCTCTATTGAAGCAAAAGAACTTGTGCTATCTGGAACAAATTGAAATCTTGACTTACAAGAAGTTAAAAGCTTGCCACATACATCACCTCTAACCCATAATCTGGAAGAGTTAGAAGGCTCTTCGTTCGTATTTGAGCTAGCTTTTTTCCATATAGTGTCATTATACTCTACATAAGAGCTATTTTCTGGCGTACTGCTAGTATATGTATAAGAGCCTGAAGGGCTCCATACCGTATATGGCCTAATAGTAGTCCAGTTAAGGCTAGAATAAGAAGGCTCTGAGTTTAAATTATTATAGTTGCATCTCCAGTATAAGTCGTTGTGCAATACTAAAGTATCTGGAGAATAAGTTGTACTATTACTCCAAGGATCAGGAGCCGCAGATACTAAGTCAGACTCTAATACTATAGGCTCATCGTCTATAGTAAAATACGCCTTATACTCTGTAGTGCCTATTCTAATTGTACTATCAGACTTCCAATTACATCCACCCTTTCCTATAGAAGTACCTTGATAAAACCAAGAACAATATTTACCCACAACTGTCCTACTAGGTATCTGAACGCCTTCTAAATCGAAAGAAGATGCTAGCTCAAAAGTTACTTCTGTTTTAGTTTCTTCGGATACTCTATCTATTATAAATTTTTCAGTAGGAAATTCTACGGGGGGAGACGCATCTCCTATTTCGCCTACTAAGTACTTCTTTAGTGTTAATCTTCTGACTATAGTTTTTCCTACCAAATCATCGTTTGATAGGCCGCCTAGAGAAGAAGAAAATGTAGCTAAAACATTTGCTATAGTAATTGTAGGACGAGGAGAAGGACCTTCTCCATTCTTCTCCAAACCTTCTATTTCTATCGGAAGAGCCACGTAATCACGTACTGTGTAAGGATCTTCTTTGTCTCTGAAAGATACTGTTGATAAGTCTTCTTCTAATCCAGGATGAAAATACACAGAGACATCTGAAGTAACCTTTAATTCAAAAAGTTCTACTAGCGCACTACCAGGATCTTGTAATTGTACTGCTTGTATTAATTCACTCATGCTTCATATACTCGTCTAAAAGTTGCGGAACAGGAATAGAAACTATCATAGTCATAAGAAATAGAGTAATTATCACACACGACTTTGACTGTAGTCTCGTCACCAACCCCATTAGTATCAGGAATAGTAAAAGGAAAAGCAGTGACTCCTTTTAAAGAGTCAAAATATCCTACTATGTCATCTATTTCTTCTTTTGTTCTTGTCTTAAAACTAACGGAATAACTTTCCGCCAAAGAATTAATACCATTTGCTAGTCTTTGCTCGTAGCCGTCCCCGAAACTAGCTAGTAGTACTTTCGGCGTAGTTGATCGAGCCATAGATTTATCTGGTACTATGTCTCTGCTGCCAAAAGTAGGGGTGGTTGTGAATCCTGTTGCCATTATGATACTCCATATGGGCTAAGTATGCCGCCAGAACGCTTTTGATTTTGGAGCTCTCTTTGCACTGCTTGAGCAATGGCTTTTCCAAGTTGTTTATTATCCTGGTCACTCATTCCCGACGTTGTAGCAGCTCCTGTAGAATCTATGTTTATTGTAATGTTATTATTTTGTCCTTGAGAACCCTTCATATCTACTGGAATGGCTTTCCCATTTGGCATAGGTACAATAGCTTCATTATATTTTCCTTCTCCTACTAGGCCTATTGTGGGTTTAGTGGCTATACCTCCATTTGCATATGCACGGAAACCTCCTTTTACCATCCCGCCGTTTGCAAATCCTAAGAAACCTCCTATTAGGCTTGAGATGCCACCAACACCTCCTCCCAGTATTGAGCCTAAGCCACTAAATAGTTTTCCGAAAAGTCCTCCGAACCCCTGAAGAAGTGGATTGCTCTTTGAAAATATTGACTGAAAACCTTTTATAAGAGGATTGTCCATGCTAAATATATTCCCCATAAATTTCATAAGCCCAGAAAATATTCCTTGAGTTGGCTGGGTTGACTGAGTTGGCTGAGCATTTCCAAAAGTAGCCGAGCTTTTACCAAACATACTACCCAACTTTTGAGCAGCTGTAGCAGGGGGAAGTGCTTTTATAGAAGGTACTCCACTGGGAGCAGGCCTTTGACTTCCTAGAGTTCCAAATACATTCTGTAAAAAGTCATTACTAGTCTCTTTTTCTTTCTCTGGAGGGCCCACAAAAGCATTTAAAGCTTTTGATATATTATCTTCTTTTTGCCCCCCAATTCGAGCCGCACCCTCTGCAAATGCTGCTCGAATTGCAGCGGCAACAGCAGCTGCTCCGTCTGTTAAAGTTGAAGCTACTTTAATAGAGCCTTGCTGTGCTGCAGCTAATATAGGATTACTTTGCTTGATACCGAAGAATGACTGAAACCCCTCTATTAAATTCCTAGCAAACATATCGCTTATAACTTTAGCAAAAGATTCTGCAACTCCTTGTACTGCTTTTAACATTGCAGTCTTAAAGGAAGATACCTTATTTGTAATTAGGTCAGAAAATACATTGGAAAGACCTGAATGCAGATCTCTAACAATAGTATTTGTAATAACTGCCATATCAGACAAGTTTTGTCTTGCAAAATCTAACTTATCTAATTCATCTATAATTCCTTCTATAGCAGCTTGCTGTTGAGCATCTAGAAGTTGGAACTGTCCCCCCAAGTTTTGAGAAATTAGAGCTCTTTGAGATGCAGTAGATGCTGCAAGCGCTTGCAATGCTTGTCGCTGTTCTTCATCTAAGTCTACTGCTGCTGCTCTATTTTTAAGTTCCAGCTCCGATACTCGTAACTTAGCATCTAATAGCACGTGCTCCATAGCTATCATTTGACGCTTAATGTCAAATTCATTATTTATTTGAGTTATTTTTGTGCCTACCATACTAAGTTCTAATTGATAGGTTGCTTCAGCTACTCTTTCTTCTTCCCTTAAAAATGCAAAAGGATTGCTGCGCTGAATATCTCTTTCTGCTCTTTGCATACGAAGTTTAGCTATAGTTTGCTGAGCATTTATTGATTCTTTTTGAGTGCTTACTTGCTGATTCAAAACTCCCAGATATTCTTTAGCTTGAGACATAACTTCTGTATCTAAACGAATTTGTTGAAGTTGACGTGCTATAGGCACCATATCTTCTTCAATTTTTTTTCTTTGTTCCGCTGTTAATAATACTTGGTTTTCCAGTGCTAGTTTTTCTTTTGCTATTTCATAGCTTCTTTTAGCTGCACCCTCTAACTGTTCTTCATTTTCAACTCCGGCGGCGCTTAGAATATCTTGCTGTTCTTGTTGTAAGTTTAAAATAGTTCGCTCGCTATCCTTAACAGCGTCCTTGGCTTTCATAAAATCTTTTTCATACCTAAGTGCGGTTCTATATTTTTCTTCTCTTTCAGCGGCTAGCTTTATTCCTTCTTTTTCAAACTCATGTCTAGTTTGATTTATTTTTGTAATAGTATCTGCTTGTTTTATATATGCTTTTATGCGAACATTTTCCTCTGGGTCTAATCCAAAAGCTTGTAAATTACCCTCCGATTTAGAAAGAAGATTTTTCCAGTTTTCTAAAGGGCTTATTCCCTCCTCAAAAGCTTGACCTAAATTAGTAGCCTTTTGTTCCATATTGATAAAATAGTTATCAATATCTGATAGTGCAGCATCGGCTCCATTGTTTTTATTTAAAGCCCCATAAAAACTACCAATACTTTGAGTTGCTGCTTTTGCTGCTTCATTTGCAGCGGTTAACGCCATTCCTAAGTTTTGCTCGGCGAGAAATGCTTTCTCCATTTCTTCTTTTGTTCCACCCACCGTTAAAACTTTTAACAAATTTGCTGCAGACTGATCCGCTCCATCAGTGAGCATAAGTCTCGTCTGTAATAAAGGAATCATGTCCTCATACTGTTTGAGCTCTTCCTCTAAGGTTTTTGAAATTTCTTTTTGTCGTTCTATAGCGTCAAGTTGAGCACTACGGCTATAATCTTTAGTATCTCCTCCCATCATACTAAACACATCTTGTTCGTACCATTTTTTATCGGAGTTAAGATCAAACCCTTGGAGCTTAGCTTCTTTCTCTAAACGTATTTGTTCCTCCTTTAACTTCAAATATTTATTAAGAGATGTAAGGTTCTCTTCCATACTTAGGGATTGAAGCTGGTTACCAATTCCTATAATAGTAGTACTAGTATTGCCTGAAGCCATAAGTTTTCTTTGAGTTTCATAGAATTTAGTCCATTGCTCATTTAATCCTTTTAACTTTTCTGTAAGAGCTTCTGCTGCTTTTTCTGCCTTTGATTGTTCTTTATTAAACCAACCCATATAGTCAGCTAAAACTGTGAACAAAGTAATTGCCATAGAAATCCAGCCGAAGGCATTTAGCATAAATGCTCCTGCAGTAATTGCAGCAGTTTTTAATCCTTGCAATCCTAATTTAACAGTATTCCAGTATAATGTTATTCTGGTAGTAACTATTTTTGTTTTCGTTACTAGGCCGTCTTGTGCTACTGCCATTTGGTTCATAGCTAGCTTAAAGTCTCTAACAATAGCTATATCTACGCCTTTAAATATTCCTTTTGTTATTTCACCGGACGCTTTATATTCCAACTCTGCGGCTTTAAGAGCTTTTCGGAGGTTGGCCCTGTCTGGGCCTTTTAGAGCCCCACCACCGGCAAGTTTATTCAAGATAGCAGATTTAGAACCTAAAGAAGTTATTTGGGCGGCTTGAGTTTTTAATTTATCGGTGGCTCCCTGTACTGAAATAGAAGCTGCTTTTGCTTGGGTCTTTAAATCTGTATAGTATTCTCTTTGGGACTTCCAAGCTTCTTTGGATTTTATTGTCATTTCCCCAAAGTTAACTCCAAGAGCCTGTAAAGGCCCTTTAGCTAATAAACCTAAAGCAGCTACACCCAATAAAGGAGTTTTAGTAATTGCTTTTGCAAAAGGCTCTGCTATAACATCTACTACTTCTTTTACCTTTATTATTAGGTCGTCAAAAGATTTAGCTAATTGATTATATACATTTACTTCGGTATCGTCACCAATAATATCGCTAAATTTAGTTCGTGCTTGATCTAAAACATCATTTGCTACTGCTTGGCTTTTTTCAAACTGAGTTAGAGAATTTGCGCTTTTACCTAGTTTTGCTGCATACTTTTCATTTGCATCGTTGAGGCGTAGAATAATACCCAATTCATCAAGTAGTTCTGGCTCCGCTTTTGTGACACCTCTTACTAGTCTATTAAAAGAGTCTGTTACGTCCCTTCCAAGAATAAGAGAAGTATCTTTTGCGGCCTTGCCTAAATCTTTTAGTTGTTGTTGAGATAATCCTGCCGCTAAACCAATAGCTGCGGCCTGTGAGGCATCAGTAAAAGTAATTTGAGCGTCTGTCGCTGCAATTATATCCTTGGCCAAAGACCCCATAGCTACACCAGTTTTGGCTGCGTAAAGTATTTGTCCTTGCTCTAATACTTTTAAGTCTCCGGCAGACTTTAAAAAGTTAAAGGCTGCAGAGATCGCAAACAAAGAAGCAGCTAAATTGGCATATGCGCCAAGTACCCCGCCCATGCCTTGTGACATCTTTGAGAAGTTTTTAGTAGCATTAGAAGAAGCTCCTGCAACTCCCTTTAAATTCCTGTCGGTAGTGCTTGAGCCTTTTGCAACTTTATCTAAACTTTGAGATGTTTTATTAGCACTATTAGATACTTTCTTTAGGCTACCTTTGTCATCGACTTCTAAGTCTACGGATATCTTATTCTTTGCCATTAGCCAGTCACATTATGGGTGTAGTTTTTTCCACTTCCACCGCTTTTAGCTTTACGCTCTTCTGCTTTTCGTTTTCTATCTGCTTCTTCTGCTCTATAATTCATTAAAATTCGTTCGTAAACTTTCATCAAATATATAGTAGTTTTTTGGTCCTCTATTTCATAAACTTGAAAAAGTTGTGAACAATGAGACCAATCTTTTCCCATATAACTACCAGACATTCCTTCCCACTTATCTGATAATAAGCTAAACATAAAAAATGCCACTTGAACCTCTGCCGGAAAGTCCGACTCAGTAAGTGGCATCTTTTGTGGATCAGGCTCCTGGCCCAATTGCTCACATATCTCTAGATATTGATCCATAGATATGGGTGAAGATTGTTCTTTCACATATCGAGCAAGTAAATCCTGAATTCGGGCTACTTGCTCCCAGTAAAATTTTCAAGATTTGAAACAGTGTCTGTGACCCAAGTATCAAAGCTATTAGAATTTTTCATTAATAGCTCTGCATTTTCTTGGTTAAAAACTAGTTCGTCATCAGGGTTCTGTTTTGAGATATCCACCAAAAGAAACTCTTCTAAGTATGAATACTTTAAACCTTTCCAACCTTTGATAACTGCACTAACATACTCTTCCAGAAACTTATCTTCGTCTAATGTTTCTTCTGGTTGATGAGTACGCTTATTAAATTTTGTAGATATGCACCTTTTACGGAGCTTTAACAATTCGTCTCGGCCTAAATAGCAAATATCAACAGAGAACCCTTTATATCCAGGAAAATCTACTGCGACTGTTTTGCTTGGTGTTAATAAACTAGCCAGTGAAACCGGCGCTGTGTTAGGAGTAGCTGAATCTGTCATTATATATCCTTTTATTGTTTTTATAAAAATAAGCGGGGGTTTTTACACCCCCACTTTTATTGTTATTAGTATAGAAGATCTCAACATAAAAGTCAAGAACTATTTTTCTATGCTAATATTATGCTGCACCAACATACGTAAGAGCAACTTCATCCGTCAATTCAATGCTGCTTGGTAGTGCATTGAAATTAGTTTCCAAAGCAATAACATCTTCAATTGAATGGGTAGGAATATCAATATGCGCAGTTGGCATTGCAAGCTCCAGACGAGGAGTTGAACTACCCCCACCAACCTTAAAGGTTAGAGCAAAGGAGTTAGTAACAACATTTGTAATTGATTTCATATCCTCAAAGAAGTCAGAAGACTTGTTTATAGCTGCTGTATCTTTCAACAAATAACAAGTAAAGTTACCACTTACAGAACGACCTCCAGTAACATGACCAATTGGAAGATTCACTTTACCTAACTCTTCTGGAGTAATATAAGTAATATTATTACTAATTGTAACGCTACCCCCAGTAAGAGTCAAGTCATAAGATGCTTCTAGCTCAGCAGTACTGTCACCATCAGGATCTTGAGTAGTAGGTACGATTGTAAGCTGAGTTAGACGATTACGAATAAAGTTATCGGTAGCCTGAGTATCTTCGTAGATTGTTGCAGTTGGAAGTCCACTTGCAGTATCATCAACAACTTCTGAAGCTAGACCTGACCAATCAATAGTAGCAATACCATCAATCTCAAAGTTAAGAACAGCTTCGTTTACCACAGAGCTAGTTAATTTATAGACTTTCTTGTTATCATTACCTACTACAAAGTAAATATTTGCAGTTCCAAGAATTGACTTGTTAGAGTTTGTAAAGTCAATGTTCAAATCTGTAGTATCAGCAGTAAAGCCTGTAAAAGTATTTGAAGCATAAGCTGCATCGCCTACCATAAGTGCCCACAGAACTTCTTCTACAGCGTGATGATTTGCAGCAGTATCAGCAGTACCTGGTACGTTAGTAGCAGATATGAAAGGACGTACATAAGTACTGAACGACCACTCTGCTGGCGCTAGTGAGTCATTAAATGCTCTCTTGCCTCGCTTACTATTACGGTTTGCATCTTCCATTTCTGAAAGTGTGATTTCTGATACGTTAGTAGCCTGTGAAAAGCTGAAGCCGTCCAATACAGGCATTTCCCATACGTCAGAGCCTATTTCAATATAGACCTTAGTATCGCGGCTAAAATATAGTTGTTGTGCCATTAGTTTCTCCTATAATCCTGAAAAGACTTGAACTTGAACGTTTGTTCGTGTCAGTATTTTCTAGTATCGAACCTCTATCGTCATTTCACCAACTCCATAAGGTTCAAGTACACCCTCATCAGTATCAATACTAATGACTGTGATTTGATGCGTATATTGTGTAACGCCTTTTCTGTCAATATATTGTAATCTAGAGTTATCCTCTAACACTACTTCTACATCTTCTAATAATTTATCTAAGTCTTCTACTGCGTCTTCTGAGTTTACATAACACCGCAGCGTTACACTCATGAATCTATCTTTATAGCCCCCACCTTGATATTCGCGAGTCTCTGACCCCGCATTCAAGTGTACTGCAGGAAACTCTTCTATCTCATCCCAAAATTTCAGTCGTGGATGAACATTATTAAATAAGTTTGTAAGATACTCCCCGCCTCCATTTATATCTTTTAGTTTATCTACTAGAGCATTTACTATGGCCTGTCTTCGAGTTGCGTAAGTTCTTGTAGCCATTATTGTCTCCTAGTGTACAATCTTCCAGTTACCATTTGAGCTGCTATTTCTCGTATTGATCTATCAATTAGTTTACGAGGGTCTCTGTCTGTGCTTCCTTGAGCAAAACCCGGTTCAAAAGTTTGATAAGGGTATAATTGATAAGTGTACCCTATAGAAGCAAAGCCTTGAGGAGTCTTACTTACATCTGTAACCTTAACTCCCGAAGCAAATCTACCTGTCTGATACTGTAACCCAGGAAGTTCCATATTTTTCGCTACTACTGCATTGATTCTAGCATTTAAAGCCGCATATAGTTTTACTTGTGAAAACCCCGTACTAGCAGCTTTACGTGCTCTGCTCTTGGTAGCCTTATCTCTAATAGCTCCAGCTCCGGAAGCAATAGCTACTCTCTCTTGAGTATTTATCTTGCCCTTTACTGCTTTTGACTCTCCTTTAGACTTAACAACAGCCCTAGGCTTTGCGGTTCCCTTATATTTCACTTTCTTTGACTTTGTTAAATTATGTAAAGTAGTAGCTTCTATGGCTTCTAACAAAGTGTCTGAACCTTCTTGGTTTAGTAAAAATAAATACTCTTCCCGTACTGCATTACTTAATTTTCGTAAAGCCTCTCTCTCATCTACGCTCTCAGTCATGTTAGCTCCGGTACCTTGCTCTGACAGTATTGGAGTGTATCTTTTCGTTAAAGAGCCTCTTGCAGATACTTCTTGAAAGTGGTCAGTAGAAAGACTTACCTTCATACTTCTTTTATACTCAGCTATATGGCTAGATATATTTTTATATGCTTGAGCATTGGAGTACTTTGCTTTGGAAGTTTTTGTTTGCATTACGGATTCTGCTGCAAATACCTTAGTAGTACTTACAGCACTTCCAAACTCCCCATGACCTATATGAGAGCCAATAGCTTCTTTTACAGTATCTCCTTTGTCCATTCTTCCTGTCACTATTTTGGGGTCTTTCCCTGTAAGCTTTTCGAATAGTACTCCTACATCTCTTTTTATCCTTTGTACTGAAGCGTAATTAAATACCGCATATATTTCATGAGTACTAGGAGAGTACTTTTCTGCCTTGTTTTTGATAATGTATTGTTTTGTCGAAAGCAATCTGTTTCTAAAAGCCTTTACAGACATTTGACGCGCGTCTTGCTTTGCCAGTGGAATAGACCAAGCCTTACTAAGCTTTTTTACGTTCTCGGCTGACATTTCGGCTGACATTTCGGCCGGCATTTCGGCTGACATAGCCTCCTCAAAAGATGCCCTATCCCATACAAAGATCTGTCCTTCATAGTCTTGTACCTTAGATCTCATTGTAGTTGTTTCCAGCCTATCTAGTACTCTTTTAGACATTCTGGTTAAGCCGCTACTTGCCATTAGAAATTCTTATATAAGTCAAGCACACGCTTGATATGGTCAGGGAAAGCAACATTATTGCGCTGACTAGTACTTGCTTGATTCTGCACTGAAGCACCTGCAAGGGTTCGTCGCTCTTTGTGCTCATCTTTCAAGTAGTAAGTAATTAAGTCAATTACTGCAAGCTGGAGATCTGCAGGAACTGTGTCATATCCTGCCGTATACACTACTCTTACAGCTCCTGGACCTCTAGCCCAGTGCTTGTAACTACGGCCGCCAGTAGTTCTTAAAATACTGTCAGTAGTAGGATCAAAGTAAAATTCATGATTCGCCTGGGTAAGTTGAACATAGCTACTTTGATAAGAGTCCCGCTCTTCCACAGACACTATGGTATTTACTGGGCTTTCTGTTAAGTGGAGTACTTCTGTACCCCAATTAATATTAATAACTTCTGTTTTATTAGTACTGTAGTAATCTACAATACTATTTCCACAATAAGTTTTTACTAATTGACTCACGGCAATAATCAAAGCTTCGATACGCAAGTCTTCTTTCGGAGACTGAATACCCTCTGCTTCTTTATATTCTTGTAATGTAATTAAGTCTGCCATATTTAAATCACCTAGTAAAAACTTGGGGGAGCGAACTCCCCCTAGTTATTGTACAGAGATTAAGCTGTTGCTACAACTTTAACCGCAGAACGGTTTGCAGCATCATCAGCTACGAGCTCATTGAAGCCAAGAGACTGGCTAGCAACGATTACACGACGCTGATTACCAACTTCGTAATCCTGCTCTACCGCAACACCGCGCAGGCGTGGAATTACGTAGTTACGTAGATTAACAGCATAAGCCACAGATGCGCCTGCTGCTTCTGCTTCGAAGTTATCAGATACGATTACTGGTGAACCATAAACGGAACCAATAGTACCTGTAATCTTCGTTGCAATATCAGAACCTACGTCCGTAATATCTGCAAACTCAGGATCTGCAAGGAGGTCGTAGTAACGCTTCTGAGAAACGATATAAGCTACGTCTTCTGGCATAATGCCATACTTACCCATATCTTTACGGGCTTGTAAAAGCATAGCAGCAGTAAGAGTTGCTGAGTTACCGGCTGCAATAGTAGCACCATCGAGATCCAAAGCACCGCCAGTAGAGGCAGCTGCAAAACCTTCTACGCCACTGAAAGTGCCGTTACCATTTAGAATGGCGGCATCAACTGCACGAGCGTGTGCACGAGCAACTGAGTCAACTAGCATAGGCATCAAGTTAACAAGTACTTCTTCATCGACATGGTTGTCCATAAAAGTTTGTGAAATCAAACGGTATGCTTGAAGCACAACTTGCTTAGCTTGGTAAGTATTGCTGGCTACCTGAGTACGATTCTCTAGGTTACCTGCAGTAGCTGGAGTAGTCTGCCAAGAGGCAAGGTTAGTATCGCCTTGAATTGGCAGTACTTGTGAAGCTGAATTAATTTGAACTTCACGGAACAACTGTGCAGTACGCAAGTTCAAAGTGATTTCTTTCTCGATTTGACGAGAAACTTCTGTGGCAATATTTGGGTCAGTACCATCATATGCCATACCAGCTTTTTCAAATACGTTGCGACCATAAGCAGTATCAAAACCTTTACCAGTCATGACACCTAGAATATGTGCATTCATGAACTCTTTGCCCCACTTAGTGATATCACCAGTAGAAGCTTCACGATCGCCAAATACTCGCTTAGACTCACGCATTTTTTGCATTTCTTCATTTTTTTCTTCAAGCTCTTTCTTGAAAGAGGCGAGAACTTCATTGAAGTTTGAATCTTTCTCAGCAAGTTTTTCTGCAAAATCTTTTTCAAGACGCTCTGCACCCGACTCAACAGCAGTAACTACTGCGGTCTTAACTTGCTCTTCTTGTGCTACTTTAGCTGCAACTTCTGCTGCTGCTTTTTCTTGCTCAGCTTTTTCAGCTGCTTTCTGCTCGGCTTGCTTCATTGCGATATTAGCAGCAGTTTGCTCCGCTACTTTTTTAGCAAAAGCTTCCAAGTCGATTTCTGGAGTATTAACTTCAGACATTTTGATCTCCTGTTTTGCGGATAGTTCCGCCTTTTCCGGTGTGTCACTAGCTATGCTAGAGGTATTGACCTCGTCCTTAGCCAGAGTCTGACCGGCTAGATCTACACGATTTGTGAAAGTTTTCTTGAATTCCTCGTACTCATCCATCGAGTTAAAGGATTTCGCCAAAGAAAAAGTAGCCGCCTGATTGCAAGGTACGGAAACAACCGAAACTTCAAACAACTCAGCATCCTTAATCATTAATCCATCAGTTTCCTTAATATAATCTGCATCCTTGACACGGAAACCAACAGAAAAGGCTCCAAGGACACCATCTTTAACAAGCTCAGCAACATTACCTGGGGCACTCTTACTGATTTTGCATTCTAGTTCTAGACCATGTGGACCAGCTTTCATGCCAGTAGCACGACCAATTGGTCGATCATAGTCATGGTTGAAAAGAATAATAGGATTCTTCTCGAAATTGTTTAAACCACCTTTTGTCCAAGCCTCTGCGGAAATAGAATCGCCAGCGCGATCAAAGTCAGCAGTACTTGCCATTCCACGAATCATAACACTACCATCTTCACCGGCCTGTGCTTTGAACGTGGAGGTTAAATTAAATATCTTTTCCATCTTCTTCTACCTCTGCTTTCGCAGGCTTAGCCTTAGGCACTTCAATTTTTACGGGCTTTGGTTTAGGCACTTCAATCTTTGGTGCTTCAATCTTTACTGGGGGAAGCTCTGGTTTTGTATCTGAGCTTCTTAGCGCAATTTGAACGCTTTTTACCGCTCGATCCCAGTTTCCAAATAGTTTTCTTACCGCTCTAGGCATTACAGGATTAGCAACTATAGTCATATAAGCGCTGTAAGTAATTCCTGCAGGTAAATTATATTCTTTAAAGTCTTTTATTAATCTATCAAGTACTTCTCTTTTTTGTCTTACAGACATTAGGTTTCTCCTTCTGGCGGTCTGCCGCCTTCTGTAGGGTCTACAGCACTGCCTGCAATATTTGCAGGGACTCGTATTTCGTCATGTCCCTCCAGGCTTTCAAGCCCTAGTTTTATGCGAGCTTCGTTTGGTGAAATAATTCCAGCATTTACAAGAGAAGTATAGTAAGCTGCTTGATCTCGTAATTCTGGTTGTAATGCAGGAATATTTGTTAAATCTTCTGTAATATCAAACCCAAAATATCGTTCAATTGCAAAATTTAATTTGCGAACAATGGGAAGAACAGTCTCTAGGTAGTACAATCTTAAGTTTGGGCGCAAATTTGCATTATTTCCAGAATCTAAAAGAATTGGAGGAACACCAATCGCTTTTAATATAATCTTCTCATTTTCTGAAATTGCATTCTGAAAATCTAGTTCTTTAAAGTTTACATTTGAAATTTTGTCAATTTCAATTCCTCCATCAAGAATTAAAGGTCTTCTTCCCCCAGTATCTGGCTTGTATCTAGCCTGCCAAGAAGACAGCATTCTGTCTTTAATTTTTTCTGATAAAGTATTTGGACTTTTTAATACTAATCCCGGGACTGCTCCATTCTTAAAAAAGTTATCTTGAAAATTTCTCATACGCATCATTAGTTGTATGGTACGAAGAGCTGGGCTAAGGCGAGGAACTCCTCGATAGATTGAATAAAAAGAATTTTCTTTTACATGAATAATTTCACTAGGAGAATAATGGATTCTCTCTTTATAAGTAAACTTTTCAATATAAGTACTATCGCTGGAATGAATTACCATATCTGCTGCCGGTAAATGGTACAGGTGTACTCCATCAAAGTACAAGAAAATATTACCATCAAGAAGAATATCAATAAGTATATTTCGTCTAAATGTATTGATATCCTGAAAAGGATTTGGTTCTTTATTTAAAAGTAAGTCTAGCCGACTACGCTTAATATTTTTTACAACACTTAAACCTTTATGTTGATCCCCTACTCTAGTAGGAATTTCCGCAGCGTCATCTACGATCATATTGACGGCACGATTTACAATTTCGATTTCTTCGTAAGCCCTTTCATAGTTATAAATTGGTTCTCTAGAGGGCTCTATTTTATGGTCGTAATATGGCTGTGCAGGATTTAGCTTTTCTTCTAAATCTTCTAGCTTTTTACCGATTAGTACATCATACCACGCCATGTTTAGTTCTCTGTATTTCTACCCAGTTTTCCTGCTTTTTAGCAGTAGCTAGGGAAGGGTCTTTACCGTAAATTGAATGAAGTTGTAGATGATGGTCATGGCATAAGGTTACTGTATAATCATATAACTCTGCCCATTTTTCCTCTATAAACTCATCTCTCCATATAACAATATATTCATCGGTATAGTGTTCGGGGCGAATTG